GGTGTTGCACAAGCACTTGACGAATCTACATATCGTCCAGGTTGCATGGTTGGCAAGTCGTTAGACGATTGGTCTGAGTCGTCAGTTAAATTAATTGAAGTTGTTGTGGGAAGATTATGATTACAGAGCGCTTTCGCAAAGATTACACTGGCGAATTTATTATTTTAAACACTGCATGGTCTGGTGGAAAGAAACGCACCCAGCGGGAGTGGATGCCTAATCCAGTTGAGAATCATCATATTTCTGGTCGTGCTGCATGTATCGGCAGCACAGTGGATAAGTTAGAATTTGATTTCTCTATGTTACAAAACCACAAAGGCGGATTGCTCGGAAGTAAAAAGTTACAAACATACGGCACAGGGGAAATCACAAAACACATGCGCCTTGATTTTGCAGTAGAGAAAGACGATAGTATTTTAAACGAATTGTTTGTTGCAGGGTATTACAAAAACAACATCATTTATACCACTCCTAAACAATGCATCAAACACCCAGGAGTGTTCTATGTAATACCGTACAATCCACCAATGGTCAAGGAAGTTGCATTAGCATACATTGCAGCGTTTGATGGGCACAAAGAAGTATTTTTACTAGGCTACCACGAAGGATCAAATATAGGGCAAAGTGAGTGGGTTAATCAGATGAGTAAAGTAATAGAGGTATACCCTTCAACACATTTTTATCATGTGTCATACGCTCCTCAAACGCCCAACGAATGGAAAAATTACAGTAATTTTTCTCAGTTAACTCATAGAGAGTTTATACATCACGCTGATGTATAAATCTTCTTTAACGAATTAACTTTTTCCTGAACCACATCAAAGTTTATTGTAGACCAAAGTCCTGGGTGTAATGGCTTTGGCCAACTGCCTGCACTAATCCAGGCCCATCCAGTGTGCTCTTCGTTTAATGTTGGGATAAACTCGTTTGCAATACTACAAAAAAATGTATGATACACAAATTTGCTATCTGCAGATGTAAACTTTTCAAGTGGTATTAATTTTTCGTATTTTGGAAGTAGGCCCATTTCTTCCTGACACTCTCGCTCGATCGCCTGAATTAATGTTTCGTCATCTTCGACTTTGCCACCAGGTAATCCCCAGGTATTTGGGTGTCGCGGATCGTTCCTAAGTAGATACAAATATCTGTCAGATGATGTAGAATAAAACCAAACGCCTACTGCGTTTATAATACCAGACTCCATGTGCCTCCGGGGTAAAGTCCCTGATAACTCTTAACCCAACTACTACCATTCCATTCGTATTGTAGTTCCGTGGTTAAGTTGGTTACATATTGTTTATTCAAATCGCTATTGCTACTGTTAAAAACAACAATCCACCTTGACCCATCGTACTCGATAATATCATTTGATTTTGCAATCAATATTTGACTAGCTATACCAGCCCATGCAGACGCATACCCGTTTTCGCTACCTGTTGACTCAGTTAACAAATAACGCTGACCCACTGATGCTGCTGGTATTCCAATTCCGGGACCGTTAAGCAACGGGTTGATTACTGCATTAACTGGACTGAGTGTATTTGCTGGCACAGTATCTGTGTCTACCGAAAACAACAAGAATCTATCATCAGTCGGATCGTATGCAACGGTGCCGATAACTTCAGATCCGTCTTCCTGCTCTAGTTTTATTGTACTAATTCCTTCTCTTAATACTCCCAACTCTCCGATAACAGCATGCCACATCAGATTACTATCCGGGGAGTCAGCAGGATCGAGGCTAGAATTAGATTGATCAACGACTTGTTGATTTCTCAGAGCTTGTAACTTGCCATTGATTAGCAAGATTTGATAGTTAAACGGAGTAAACACTTGTCTAGTGCCCATTAACAAATCGTTGTCAGTAATTGCAACTGATGCATCGCCGTTTGCATCAAACACAGAAGCAACAATACGTTCGACCACTCCCAGTTTCTTGACCTTGGCCGGTGATGTAATCCAGATTGGAATTTTAAAAGTTAACGTAGCAACGTCAATAGGGTCGTCGGTGCCTACAGGAATAGTTCTGCTAGACCATTTTGATGACTCTAACTCAACTACAGTTAAACTAGTCCAGTCAATGAAGTTATCAGTTGATTGAATCTCTAATGCTGGATTGAACAATGGAATAATTTGCTCCAACAGTTGAAACTTTTGATTTGTGTTTGATGTCCAAATATCTAAGTTAAGTGTTAAGCTGTAAGGAACAGGCATTAAACGCTCGATAGTAAACGCATTGCCTTGAGTTGTTTCATATGTGTCGGTGGTTGTGTCGTAGTAGCGTTGACGAACATTCATTTTACTCACATGATAAGGTTCTTGCATTCTAGGACGATCGTAGTCTAGCGATGTAATGTAAAATGTCATTAGTGGCGTCGAAGGCATTGCGTTAGGTGAGTTATTTTGAATAACTGTTTGGGCCTGACGACTAGAATCACCATACCGAACTGGCACACGCATTAGTGTATGCTCTGTGCCTTCTTCATTGCGTCCGTACTCGACGTTAAAGTTAGAAAATATTCTAGCAAACTGTAATAAGAATCGACGAATTTGTTCGTCATAAAAAAAGATTGGACCTGCCATTGGTTAGCCTCCGTTGTCGGCGTTGGGTTTAAGTATTTGTGACAAACTTTGACGACTTGGGATTGCGCCGCGATCGGTAGTTTGCACAGTATCAGTGTTGTTAACAAAGCTAGCACGAAGAGTTTTTGCATTTTCAGCAAAGTCGAGTCCTGTACGAACGTTGTCTTCAATTTTAGCCCAGCTAGCTCCGTTGAATCTAAAAAGTCTATTTGGGAAATAATCTAACCGCAAACAATAGTCGCCTGCAACAGGATTAGTTGGGAAGCTGACACCGGGAGTGACTGGCAATCCATTAGGAGCGATACCATCGCCTGTTAAGTAACCCAAGGTATATCCATCTGATCTTGGAGTAGTCCCTTCGCCTCCCTCAGTATTATCAACTGTGGTATTTGTGTTGTCTGTAGTGAGCCCGGCCTGTGCAGGCTGACCATCTTCTGTAGTAGGCAGAATATAAAACTTTACAGTATCGTACCCGGACAGAGGAAGTTCAACTTCGGCCTGGATTAGAATAGCATCATTAATTTGTAAATCTTTTAGTCTAGTTGATGCTTGATCAGAAATAGTTGTGGGATTCGTTTTCTCGCTCCAGTATGTGGTGTCAGTAATAGGAGTGCCTGGCGGCACATTTCTAATTGCTGTGTAATATGTATCACCGTCTAACACAGTAGAACCTGTTGGGTAGAAATTACCGTTGTCCCAAATGTTGTCTGGCTCAAAAGGCTTGTCTAAAATATCGTTGTATTCTTGTGCGTTAACTAGCGGTGTCGCTTTAACACGCCAAATATGCGGTAACCAAGTTTGTGAAAAGCCTTCACTACCAAAGTTTGCTTCTTGAATCACGTAGTAACGTGGCAATGCTTTGTTAAGAGTTGTGTTTAACGGATGATAGTCCATTAAGTTCGGCAACTCAAGTACATCACCGCTCATTAGCTTGCGGCCAAAAGAGTCGATCATGTTGTTGTAATGGAAGCTAATAAACAGTGTATCGTTGTTTAAAAACAAGCCAAACTGGCTCAAGTTAAAGTCGATGTCTTGTTGTCTATACACACCTCGCATGATGTACACATCCTGGTCGTACTTGCGATCACGGTTTTCAAGCAATAACAAATCTTCAATAAACAGTGGATTGGATTGATCATACACGGGCAACGTAGCATCGTTATCCCCGGCATCGCCTGTTGCTGGGCCCAAGTATTTGTGAATGAACATGTCCATTCCGCCCACAGTGAACATCTCACTGATGGTACGATCAAAGAATTGGTAATCGTTTGTTCTATTAGGTCTGTATAAACTTAGGCGTGGCATAACTCTTATTTATTGCATAGTTTGACATAGAAATCAACAAGTGATAAAATACAGTATGGACGAACTATACCAAAGAGCAACTGATTGTGCAGAGCAAATTAAACACATCTTGAATCGCCAGGCCCGGCGCGATTTGTTTACAATGCTCAATGCAGTAGACAGCTTGTTAAATCAGTTAGACGCAGAAAGTGTAGAATGCCGCAGGCTACACAAAACTACTAGTCGCTACGAAACGCTGAAAAAACAAGCAGAAGAACAAGTGCTAAACCTGGAAAAGCACCTGACCCTAGCACGACTAATGTACACTTGACCAATAATTCCCATTCTGCTATAATTTGGTTATGAAAATAGTTAAGTTAAACCGTAGACACAAGCAATTCAAAGAAAACAGGCACACCGTAGCCTTACGGTTTGAATCCTACCAGCCCACAAAAGTCTCTGCTTACGAAAAAGTTTGCCGGGAACGCCTGAAGGGCCACGGCTGGAACCGTGAAGCAGATTGGTGGTCAGGGTTTGGTCATGCACTAAACAGCAATTCCTATCGCCCTTACTGGATAACATTCCGAAACGAATCAGATCTTACTTTAGTATTACTTTCTGTTGACTTGACCAAATAATCAAAATTTGTTATAATTACTCTATGTTTAAAGTAAAAGGTAAATCAACAACATACGAAGTCCACTCGCTAGATGAAGCTATGCAGTGGGCTAAAAAGATGAATGAGTTTGTGACTATAACAGGTCCGGACTTTGAAATTGTAGGTATGTTTGGTGTAGACAGCATCAAGGACGGCCTGTGCCCGGACGGTGTTGCATACGATTGGAACAAAGCGAGCCGAATCGGCCGTGTTAAAAAGGAGCGAGTATGAAAGTTTCCCTCAAGCCATTGAATCCTCGAAGCCCGGATACCAAGTATGTGGGCCTGGAGCCCACTTGGGCGGTTCAGCCCACGGAGGAACGTTTTACTGCTATGACTCGTGCATTTAGCTGGTACAACTATTTCTACGGCAAAAAGGAAGCTAAAGAATTTGTTTGCATTTATTTGGATGCACACGACCGCACCAAGGACGCAAAAAAGATTCGCGCACTCAGCGATAGCCAGGTGCGCTTAACAACTGGATGGCTTGCCCGTATGAGCCTCATGGGGTTGCAACTTACAGACCCAGAACAAATCAAGCTAGATAACTTGGTTAAAGAACTGCTAAACATCAAAGAGCAAGTGATTGACGAAGTTGTAGTAGATGAAAATGCTCCGGCTAAACTCACTATTCAAGATCGGTTGCGTGAAAAAGTAAGCGAGTGTCTTGGTGAAATGGACGGATTGTTCGACGAGTTTATTGTGTCTGGCGCCAAGCTCAACGCAGACTACAAACCAGTGGTACTAATGCGCTCGCTAAACATTGCTCCGCAAATGGTATCTGTTATCAAAGACACATGGACTAAAAAACTTGCTGAGTTTGAAGAAGCAGTAGAGGGCAAGGATCCCGATCTAGTTAAAGCATATGACTTCCTGACCAAAACACAGCTCAAGGCATGTGTAAAGTTCTGTGAGCTGGTGCTAAGTGACTGCGGATCCTACGTACAAATCAAGAAAGTTGAACGTAAACCACGCAAGGTCAAAACAGTCCCGCCTGAAAAGAAAGCAGCTAAGTTTAAGATTCAAGCAGAGTTCCCTGAACTCAAACTCAAATCATTGCCGGCTGCACAGCTAGTGGACAAGTCAGAAGCATGGTTGTACGACAGCAAAAAGCGCAAGCTGATTCACCTTGTTGCAGATGAATATGCCAAAGTGTTTACAGTTAAGAACAATACTATTATTGGATTCTCAACAGTAGAAACAGTGCAAAAGACTCTGCGCAAGCCCGCAGAACAGCTCAAAGCTATTACAGGTGTTGGCAAGCCAGCAGCTCGTAAAACGTTCAAGGATATCAAAGCTACAGAAGTAGCGTGGAATCCACGTGGCAGCGAAAACCTGATCGTCCTTCGCGTTTGGTAAGCTAAATATAGGAACGGAGCGTTCCTATATGGCTGAACAAAATACACTACAAGTTCTTAAACAAAATCTTATCAATTATGTGCAACTGCAATTAGGCAGTGGCATGATTGACGTCGAACTTGACCCTGCTCACTACGAAGCAGCGTACCAGAAAACTATCGGCACTTATCGCCAACGTGCCCAAAATGCATACGAAGAAAGCTACAGCTTTTTAGAGTTAGTCACCGACGTTGACACTTATACACTTCCGCAAGAAGTTATTAATGTGCGCCAGGTGTTCCGTAGAACATTTGGTAACTCACAAGGTCCGTATGCCACAAACTTTGACCCGTTTACGCAGGCGTCAATGAACGTTTATTTGATGAACTTTAACGTTGCCGGCGGCCTTGCTACTTACGATTTCTATACTCAATACGTTGAACTAGCAGGACGTATGTTCGGTCAATACGTTGTATATACTTGGAATCCAGTTACAAAGAAAATCCAAATGATGCGTGACTGGAGAGGAACAGGCGAAAACGTGCTACTTTGGACAGACAATCTAAAGCCTGAAATTAACTTGCTCTCGGACTTCCAAATTAGTCAATGGATCCGTGACTACATGGTTGCTAACTGTAAGCTAATGATCGGTGAAGCTCGTGAGAAGTTTGGCACTATTGCTGGTCCACAAGGTGGCGGTACTCTAAACGGTTCAGCAATGAAAGCAGAAGCACAAACCCAAATGGATGCGCTAATCCTACAGCTAACAAACTATGTAGATGGCAGTCAGCCGCTCACATGGATTATAGGCTGATTGACATTGTAGTGTAATGCTGCTACAATAGCAGCATGGCACACCTAATGATTG